CGCTGCTAAAAGGTTATCAGGCTCATCGGTTCCGCCCTTGCTTATTGGAATCACGTGATCCACAGTAGTTGCATCGTTGCCACAGTATTGGCAGAGATAACCGTCTCTGATAAGTATCCGCTCTCTTATCTTTGACCAGGCTCTAGTGCCTCCGTTAGCTCTTGCTGACTTAGCTGGCATCAGTGGTAGCCGTGTTTCTGAAAGAATCTCCATGCGTTGCACATAGATCCGTAACGTCCTTTGATGTATCGAAGAGTCCAGTCAATCTGCTTATAGCCATCTAGATTCTTATAGGTTTCATTACGCATCTGGCCGATGCCCCAGTGTGATCCATTACGAGCCTTTGGATTCCACTGTCGATTCTCTTTGTTTATCAGCTTATAAAAGCACTGGTACTGCTCATCATTGACTATCCTTGAATGTGCATAGAGCTTGAATGAATCGCTCTGTGTAGCTGCTTTAGCTTCTACTGTTGTGGATACTGTCAAAATCAAAATTGACATAGGAATAGCCAATAAGTTTTTATTTTTAAGCTTTATTTTTATTATCTTTTTATTTATCTTTATTTTTAAAAGCTTATTATCTTTTAAGTATAGCGATGGATCCTGACATTGTGTCAAGGATTGAGTCCGGAGTGTCGCATCGTCCACAGGTGCCTGTGGATAAGCCTGTGGATAACTAGTCAAGGCCAGCCACCAGAGAATCATCCACTAGCTTGACCGAAAATGCACCGCAACCTGAGCATTGAGCAAACCATTCGTGCATGGTCAATTCCGCTCCTTTTGTAATTAGGTGCTCTTTCCGCCCATCACCATAGAGCTTCTTGCAAATTGAACAATCAAATCGCAGCAGTGGCATATCCGCTCCTAACCAACGTTTCGATTGGATTCAGATTGCCTTGATCGACCCACCAAGAGTCCTGACGTGGATTCTTAAATCGCTTACGTTTAGCAAAGGCTACTGGAAGCCAGCCTACGATGTAATAGACCGGCGACTTGCCTACCACTAAAACGGCCACATCATCATCACGATCGTATGGATACACAATCAGATTGCCTCCAGTGTAAGTAGTCCAGCGCACTTCTAGCCCTTGCCCTACATCCGCCCGTCTCTTGCCTTTGTTATCGCTGATGTCGTAATCAAGGCCAAAGTATCTGGCGACCACCATTTCAGCAGCTAGTGATTCGGCATACTCCACACATCGCTCATGATTGTTTAGCTTGGAGTTGTATTGAATGCCGTGACCTAGTGAGCCAGATTGTGCAAATATGACATCAGAAGCTCTGCGATGAATAGCCCATTCATCGGCCTCCGTTACTGTCATTTTCTGCATTCAACACAGAACCAGAGAATTGGCTCGCCTCCGACGTTGTATTGATAGCCGAGCTTGTCCAGTGTGCGAATGTGTTGGCAGTTGTCACAATTCTCAACTTTGTATTCTGCAATCACTTTGCCATCAATAAGCAACCGACCAACCATTTCATCGATGTTGATGATTTCAGTTTCGCGGCTCATTGTGTTGCCATCACAATAAGAGCAAGAAGCAAAATGCACTCGAATATAACAAGAATCTTAATGAGTCGCTTCTTTGTCATACTTGAGGCCTCCACTGTCCATCAGATCCGAGCATGTACCAGGCTGGCGGACACTGCTTCGCCTTAACCTTCTCGGAGCACATATAACCGCCCCAACCTTTATTCGTCTTAGCTGATGTGCCTTCACGCCAAATCATGTGTCCATGAGAACACAAAGGAGCGGCAGCTACTTGAACGCCGCCCAGATTCTCTTTGATGGTCTCAAGAGCTATGCCTAGCGTCGGAATGCCGGCCTCTTCCGCCTCTTCACGTGTCTTAAACGATGGCACGTCGCCGTTTTTTGTGCTCCAGTAGTCATAGGCAACGGCAGAATCCTGCACAATCTTTGGATCAATGCGCTCTACCTGTTGCATATTTTGGACTGTTGGCCGTTTATCAGATCCAAGTACCAGACCAACGCATCTTCCAATCGCCGAAGTCACTGTATCTTCGACGAACCATTTTTTCATCTGGACGTTGTATGTGTTTACGTTGCCGAATGCGTAGTCAATGCCGGCTGGCTCCTGATCATCGTAATGGCGATATACACGGCATTCGACTAGGACGTAGCCCTTCTCTAAATTGATGTCCATAATTGACGTGTGGATTTTGCCGTCTTTGTGAGTAGCCCAGAATCGCTGGATTCTTGCAGCTACATCTTCGTAATTTTCTAAGAAACTCACTTGGACACCGCCTGAGCTGATGCGTGACGGCCTACGGCTCGACCGCGTTGATAGCCCTCTTTGTGGCCTTCTTTGTAGCCCATTGAATAGCTCACAATCGCCCAGAGAATACAGGCAAGGCACATGAATAAGAATAAACCGATTTCACCTGATGTCATTTTTTGCTCCCGTGGGAGCCTTGTCGAATGCTCCCAGATACAGAGTGACATCGATGACTGACATGGTCAAGTAATGAGCGTATTTTTCGGCGTGTCCTCGCTCTGTTTTTGTTTTGCTTTAAGTCCATTACCAGCTAGGACACCGCCAAGTGAGCCAGTTAAGAAGATCGCCAATGTCTTGAGTAAATCGATAAAGGCTGCATCGTTAGGAGCTTGTCCGCCGATTGGCTGCGTAACGAAAATAAGTGCATAAGTAATACCTAATGTGACTATAAAAAATACTGCCGCCAATGTTGATCCAATAATGAGGATAAGCTGCGCGTGAACGTCCTCTGGACTACGGCGTCGTGACGTCCTCTGGATAGAATGATCCAATGATGTCCTCAGTGCATGTTCCAGTAACGATACAGGCTGGCTTCTGACATTCTGTTTTCTCCCAGTTTTCATAGACTTGGCACTCATATCTAATTTGATCTCCTAAATTGCAGGAAGATAAGGCCAGCAGTAACGAGCCTAGCCCTATCCACCGCCACACTTATTTCTTGCCGAATCCGTAAGCTGCATCTTTTGGATTAAGAAACTTGGCCGCCGGAGCTAATAGCCCGGCTAGAAAAGCATTGACCAAGACTTTCGGATCCGAAATGCCAGACATATACAGAGCTGCTACGGCCGAGAGTGAAGCTCTCAACCACGATGCTCCTGCTGATTTTAATTCCTTCATTTTTTCTTCTCCTTTGGCTTTGCCTGTGGAAGTGGCTCGACCACTGGATATTCTCCAGCATAAGCAACAAGCTTTGGCCTAGCGAAACCAACAATCTCCTTGCCGATATAGCGACGCTTTACCATGACCATTCCGCCGTTGCGTTGATCTCCATCTCCGGAGGTATTGCCCTCAATGCAGAGAACGCTTGTTGTGCCAACCTTGACGACGATTCCGATGTGACTAATTCTGTCAATGCCATCGTGTGGAAAATCCATAAAGCATAGATCTCCAAGCTGCGGCTTATCGTCAATCCATCGGCCAAGCTCTCTCATTTTATGAGCACCAGCAGCCGTTGAAACCATTGAAGGAATCTTGACGCCGGCAGTGTGAAAGACCCAGTTGCAGAATGAACCGCACCAGGGCAATCCATCGGCCTTTGTGAACTTGCCGTATTTTGTCAGATTCTCGCCAGTCTCGACAGTGCCGACTTCAGCTAGTGCGACTTCGATGATCCGTGCAGCAGTGCCGTCCGGATAATTACTCATTGCCGCTTGGATTAGGCGGATTTTTAATTTCTTCTGGAATCTGCTTATAAGCAATTTCTAATTCTTTCCAAGAAGGCTTTTCGCGTAAGTCATTCCAAACAAGATTATCAAAATCCGCTTTCTGATTTCCTGTCGTTGAGCCAAAATATTCGGCTTTTGGTAATAATGCTTCAATAGCCAATGCAATGTCCATATTAAGCCACCTTTATGATTGTTATTTGTGTATAAACTTCGGCTGCAAATCCAGTTGAAATACCAAATCCATAAGTAGCGACAGTAGAGGCAGCGTAATGTTGCACCTCAAATACTTTAGATGCAGTAATAACAACAACTCCGCTAAATGGAGAGTGTGTGACTGATGTGTCGGTTGTATCTACATAAGAAGTGCCGCCGTTGATTGCAACAGTTGAATCGGTAATGTTGTAGAAACGTGTAACGTGATTGTTCACATCATAAGCTGGTGCTGAACCTTGAATTAAAAATGTGCCAGCAGGTAAAGTGATTTGGTTAGAGGCAATCGAACATCCTGAAATGCCGTTAGTGCCTACAGTTGTATTTATGTCGCGAGTGCGAAAAGCGGCAGAAGTAAATGTTCCACCATTTGTGCCACTAGTTTTTTGATCACAAAATGCGGCAATCGAAATACTTGAACCAGCCGAAGGCGTGCTCCACTGAGGTGCAGTTGCGCCAGAATTAACTGTTAAAACTTGACCGGCAGTGCCAATTGGTAATCTGACTGGCACAGTTGCATTTCGGTAAATAATGTCACCGGCAGTTGTGACGGTAGTTTTAGCAATAGCACCATCAGCAAGATCGTAAGCCGATTTGACGGCAGTTGGTGTAGCTGCCAGGACTGAAGATGTTGTTGAAGTTGAATCAGAAAGTTGTACCGCTCCCACAACGGCGGTCGTGGCTGATGCAATTGACAAAGTCAAAGCGCCACTTGATCCACCACCGGCTAGAGGAGCCGTAGTATTCACCGCCGTTATGTCACCGACGTCGTTGGTAATCCATGTGAAGGCCATATCAGTTCCGCTTGTTTTCGACAAGATTTGACCAGTTGTGCCGCCTTTAAGATAGGCCAATGAGGTATCAACTGCCTGGCCGAAAGTGTTGAAATCTGCTGGGAGATTCGTTACGAGACTTGAGCTCGACGGCATGACCCAGCCGAAGTTTGTAGTTGGATTTGCCATCGTTTCTCCTTAATTGACGACTAGCGCGTCTGCGTAGTCAAGTGTAGGGCTAAGAGTGTTAAAGGTTTCGGCGACACTTACATCTTGCCACTCCATCGCCTGGAGTGAGAATGGCAGTGGCGACACGATAAGAGTGACTGAGAGCTCGTTGAAAGAAGCTTGGAATCGCCAGCCCTCAACGAAGCCCAAGAAGTTTCCTGACTGCATATTGGCCGGCAAGTTTGAGAGCGAAATTGGTTGACCCATAAAGACGTTGATTAGAGCGTCACGATCTGCATCATCGACTTCCGGATTCGTCAATGCAAATGTGATGGATTCTAGGAATGCCTGTGGCTGAGCTCTTAGGGTCAAATAGAAATCGGCTTGGTCGCTTGCGTCGGCTGCGTGCTGTAGCGAAGTCGTAATCTGTTGCGCTAGTTTTCCATAGAGTGCGATTGAAGCTGCATCCGTAGCCGTCTCTGTTCCAGACTTCCAGACGATGGAGACATCGTTGCGAATATCTCCGGCCTTAGTCTGAATCTTAATTCCACGGCCTAGAGCTTGATTAGCGTCTAAATCTGTATATCCGTTAGTGGCTAAGTAAGTCGAACGATGCGTCGAGTCGGCATAGCTAATCTGTCCCGTTGGCGATTCGTATAAATAACCAAGTCCAGAAGTCGCAAGGTCGGCCACCAGATTCCAAGTAATTGTTTGATTGGATCCACGCGCTGCCAGCTCGTAATTGCCTGGACGATCTATCTCACCAAGCCCTGTGTTTTCAGCAGTAGCCCAAGTCGTAGTTGCCGGAGTATAAGTCGCCCACGTAATAGCGGCTGGTACTTCGCTCCATGTGTTTACCAATAAATCTTCCAAAATCGTGTAAATCTGGTCGCCGTCAAAATCCTTAGACAAGACACCTAAAGTTAATGCCTTCTGGAGCCTTGAAAGGGCTCCTAGAGCCGTGATGGTGACTTCCTGAGTAATTGCTACTGAGCCAGTCTGTGAAACTGTCACGGCGACGTCCACGATGCTTCCGCCAAAGATTGGAACGAATGTGCCAGCTGTGTCTTTAACCTGGATTGATACGGCGTCATTAATTTTGGCAGTGATTGCACCAAGATTGAGATTTATAAGATTGATTGTGCAATAGCCAGCTTGAGCCTGTGTGTAGATATTAGATCGCCCTGATGAAATTGAAAGGTTAGCTAGAACGACGTCAGTGTATTCAACGCCTTGAATCGTTACTTTCCACTCTGGAGCCCACTGTGTCATTAGATTGCCTGGAGTGCGCCGGCTCCGCCAGTGCCACGGTAGAAGGAATCATTGAGGACGTTCACGATTGTGCGGGCAGTGCCTTCGGCGTCGATTGCCCCATTGACTGTGACATTGATTCGAGCAGCGTTCTGAGAATCTGTGAAACCGCCGCCGCCTTGAGCAGCTAAACGCGCCGCATTCTGTGAATCGGTAAATCCTCCGCCCACGCGAACTGCTCCTGAAACGGCTGAAGTGACGCCAGCCGATGATGTTGTTGTTGATCCTGTTCCTGTTGAACCTAGAACACTAGGAACGGAGATTGTAGGAACGTTCGATGCTGACGTAGTTGCTGATGGAATTGTAACTTTTGGAACGCTAATTGATGGAGCTGAAATCTGTGAAACGTTAGGCAAGAATGGAATTGAGTTATAGACACGAATGAGAGCATTGATACCAGCTACGGCTCCAGAGATTAACGCGTTTAGGCCAGAGATTACCGCGCCGATGACGTTGATAATTCCGCCAGCGATTTCGCCGACAACCTTGAAAGCTCCTCCTAAAACTGTGACTAGAACCGGCACGACGTACTTCTGAACGAATCCAATAAATTCTGTGAAAGCTTCTTTGTTGTCGTCGATTGCTTTTGTGATTGGCTTTTAAAAGTCTGAGAATTTTCCAAGTGCCGGCACAACCTCATTCACATCG